TATCTTGTTTATATTTATTTAATAAATCCCAACTTGGAGCGAGTTTCTTGTATTCTCTACAATTTGTGTACCATTGTGGTTTGCTTAATGCAATTGATACAGCATTTTCTCCTTTGTATTTTGCGTAATATGATGTTTGGATAGTGGTCACTCTCCTTTCGTTAATTGATTAAATTGTGAAATTATTTTTTGAATTATAATACTAAGTCTTATTAAATCTGATTTATTAAGTATAAGATCAGGATTATCATCAAAAATATTTGTAAATAACTTTACCTTTTCATCTGAAATAGAGAAATTTAATGTATTCTTATTAAGAAATTCTAAACTTATTGATGAAAATTCTTTTCCTGCATTTTTATAAATATGATTAATTTCATCAGCAATACACCATGAAAAATATTTTTCACTATATCTATTCTTATCAATAATATCTGTGATCAATTTCATTTTATTAACTGGATTATAAGTTATTTTAATAGAACTAGATTCTTCTTTGGGATACCCTTCAGAAAGAACTTGTAGGAGACTATCTATTTCTGCATCAGTTAATAATTCTGAATTGTATTTGCTCATTTATTTTACTCCTTTCTAAAAACCTATTAAATTTCACTTTTCTAGGATATTTTAAACCCATCTCTCACAGAGACATTTACCACTTTTATAACTATCACAAGGAATTATATTTCCATTCGACAAGACAACTAGCTTTTCTATTCCAGCAGTACACTTACCTTCTGAAAATGGCAATCCTAAACGAATTTTGTCTTTATATTTGAGTTGTAACAAATTGATTATCTCACTCAACTCTTCTTTATTTGGTAATAAGTATCCTTTACCCTCTGCCCTGCCTTGGAGAATAAGTTTTAGTAAACTAATTTTATTAACTCCTATGTCTACCAATTCTGATACCGTGTCAATTAATGTGGATATATTTAATGAAGTCGGGACTATATGAACTTCTGTATTCAAACCAATGTCTAAGCAATACTTGATATTATTTAAAATAGAATCATGGATATTTTTCTTACCGACTATTTGATTATACACATAATTTTTATTACTATAGTATGAAATTATTATGTAATCTAAATCAATTAATTTCAGTGCTTTTAGTTTTGTATTTATGTCATCTATATAAGTTGAAGTGTATAATCTAACTTTAATTTTCTCACCTTTTAACCATTGAATAATACTTATAAAGTTATCAGTTAATAATGGTTCACCTCCACTTATATTTACATATTGTGGTTTGTATTTTTGAACTATATTTTTGATTGTATTAATATCTAAGAATTCATATCCATTGATATTTGACTTATTAGAACAATGAATACAATTTAAATTACATTTATTCGTTAATTCAAAAGTTATATCTTTCATAAAAACTCCTTATTCAAAACATATAAAACAATCTATTGCTTCTTCGCAATCTTGACAATTTAAAAATATATCTTTTGTTTTTTCTAATTCTCCTTCGATAATAATTTTATTATAGTCATTCATTTATTTTCCTCTTCATCCTTTTATTTATCAATTAAAATACAAGTTTTATTTATAATACTTTAACTCTTCATTTTTCATAATATCTATCTTAAGTTTATTCTCAATATCAGTTGTTGAAACTCCATCAAATCTTTCGGAATAAATAACATTGATTCCCATACTCTCAACATAATTACCTAGTTTATTAAGATTCAAGGTTTCTTCTAATGAGAACACGTTATTGGGTTTTAATTCTTGAATTATGGGAATATATCTATCCCATAATAATCTTGTTTTCTTATCAAGACTATTATATCTATGATTATTTGTAATTGGCGTACTTATTAAAACATAATCAACGCATTTTAAATTATCTACAATCTCTGCCCTTTGATTTTCATTAATAATTGGTCTACTATCCCCTTTAATATATTTTCCATCAATATCATTCATTACAACTACTAGAAGTTTTTCTGAATGCTTTTTAGCGTTTTTTAAGAAGTTTAAATGACCAATATGAAACATATCAAACCAACCTGCACATACGGTTATATTTTCATCTCTAAGTTTTGATAATTGATTAAAATTTATTATCACAATTACACCTCATTTAACTTTATTTCTATATTGGTGTCACTAATTAATTGTCTATATTTTATTCCTGCTATATTAAAAATAAATCTTGAAGCGATAAATTGTTCTCTGTCTTTATATTTGTCACTCAAATATACAACTTCAGATATTCCAGATTGAACTATACTTTTTGCACATTCATTACATGGAAATAATGTTGTATAAAGAATACAATTAGTTAAATCACTTCGTGCATGAAGAATGGCATTTAATTCACTATGAACTACATATAAATGCTTATTTTCTAATCCTTCTGATATTGTCCAAGGCATTATATTATCATCACAACCTTCTGGCATACCATTGTAACCAGTAGAAACTATTCGTTTGTTTTGATTGATAATACAAGCTCCAACTTGTGTTCTTGGATCTTTACTACGCAATGATGATATATATGCTACAGACATGAAATAGTCATCCCAATTTATGATTTGCATTTAATTGTTGATTCCTTTCTTTGAGGGATTAGGAAAGGCGATTAAGCCTCTCCTTTATTTGTACTACCAAAACCACCATCTCCACGCAAAGTATCTTGTAATTTATCAACAATCTTTAGATTAAATTTCTTAACTTCTTGGAAAACCATTTGAGCAATTCTATCTCCTTTTTTGATTAAGAATTTTTCATTGCTCATATTGATAAGGATTACCCCTATGTCCCCACGATAATCTTCATCGATGGTCGCAGGACTATTGACAATTGATATTCCATGTTTTAATGCTAAACCACTTCTAGGTCTAATTTGTGCCTCTGTGTTAGGTTTAAATTCAATATGTAATCCTGTTTTAATTAAGATTCTTTCCATTGGATCAAGAAAAATTCCATCTTCATCAAATTCATATGCCTTTTTTAAATTAGTTGGATACGAATACTTCCATGCTCTTAAATCCATTCCAGAAGCACATTCTGATTCATATTTTGGCAATACAACATCTTCACTGTCTACTGTACAATTAATATTCATTTATTAATTACCTCACTTTATATTTTATTTAACTTATTTTTATTGCATATTGATTGTTTGAAGACAACCAAACACCTAACACAGTATCAAATATTTTACTATTATTCTCTTTGTATCTGCCAAATTTAATTATAATATTCTTATATTCAACTAACTGACATAATTTATTTATTAATTCATAAGGATAATAACCTGTGTAAATAATTATATCATCTTTAGACACCAATCTAAATTTATCTATAAGTTCTAAAACTTCATCAAACTGTAACATGGGTTCTAGTCCACCGATAACTATTGCTTGTGTGATAGGATTATTGAGGTATCTATTAATAATAGATTTAATAGATACCTCAATGTTTTTCTGATTTGCCAACTCAGAGTTTTGACAAACAGAAATATCAAATCCTCCATCTTTAGCACATTTCCAATCACATTGGCAAGTTGCTATCATCATAGATGTTTTTTTATAATCCTGAAAGTTTTCATCCATTATGTTTTTAATCCACATTTTAATACCTCTCTTAATCTAATAAGAACCATTTACGCTTATCAAATTCTTGTTTTCTTTCCTTACTATATGATTGCGTAGGAACAAGATACCCAACGATCCTACTGAATACATCTTGAACTGATTTACCACATGTTGGACATATTTGACCAAAAAATCCATGTCCTTCATCACATACAGATATTTGAACATTATAAGCGAAGTAAATTATGCCTGATTTAGCTAAGTGATTTAACATATCCCATGATTGTTTTTCACTAGCAAATTTACCTTGTAGATTTACATGAAGGATTTGACCTCCTCCACACTCCTTATCTAACACAGCGCCAAGTTTTATTTTTTCTTGAATTGTACTATTTTCCATTAATGGTATCCATTGATTACTGTAAAGAAAATCTTGTTCAAATTCTGGATATAGTAAATTATCTTTAGTACATAGAATTGAATTTGCACGTTCAGCAGGGACGGCCTCAACGTTTATACTATAATCAAAACTATAACTATCTTTAATTTCATTAATAGTTCTTAGAATTTTTGTAGCAAAACCAAGTCCTTCATCTGTATAGGAGTTGCTACCAAAATTATCTTCTTGAATCAAACCCATATCTCTAATTGCTTCATACATTGCAGTAATACCTAAAGTATTATATTGATTCTCCATTTTTACAAGTCCGTACGTATAGTTTGGAAGGAGTCCTTTCTCAATGTTTCTTTTGATAATATTTCTTACCACATCTAATACCTTAATACTTAAATGAATTCTTTTTGATAAAATATTTATATATTTATCCTTATTTTTATTAGATAATAACGCAATTCTACGTAAATTAGTTGTATTAACTTGGACGCTCCCAACTGAAAGAGAGGTTCCTCCAATACTATTAATAAAACTATTTAATTTAGAAGTATTGCTTAAGAGCCTACAACAATTTGAGAGGGTTGTAACATCATTACCAACATAAAAATTACTATCAAACCATTTCATATTATGTTTATTACACCATCTAGCAAACTCTTCATCAACAAATTTACCTTCTTGAAACAATAATGAATAAGTTAGCACAGGAAACGTCATCATTAATTTTTCTCTAATCTTAGCTGTCACTTCCATAAACACTTTTTGATGTTCAATAATTCCATCAATATGATCAATTACAAATTCTCCATCAGGAAATTGTCTTGCCCCGAATAATTCTGCTAAATAGTTTTTATCCATAATAGAAATGTTAGTAAATGCACATTCAGTAACACGCAAATATGGTTGATTTAAGTCATAGATGAATTTTTGAAAACATTGTTCCCTATAATATTCAGGATCTTTAAGAAAAAAATTATTCTTAATATCATTGTTCCAATAATAATACGAATAAACAAGGTAACTTGGTAGGCCAACTGCACCAGAACTACGATTAGCAGTCCAACTAATAAATTCTAATACATGGTCATTATATGTGGTTAAATGTTTTGCAGGAGTTGATTTAAATTTATCAATAAAATATAACCCTTTTTCTACTATTTGATATAAATCATATGCATAACAATATGGCAGATATGTACTTGTTGTGGCATTATGTAAGTAATAATCACCATTCCATTCTGATTCTAACCATTCTTCTGCTGTAGATAGTCCATATTTTTTAGTAATTTCATAAAAAATCTTATTAAAAGATAAAAGTTTTAAATGAGGTTTAGTCATATCTGATTTTAATGTGTTGATATCTTTTGTGCTACTATTGGCATTTGCATCGATACTTACATCTGCAACCGTTTTGCTATCTATAAAATTATCAATAAAATCTGTAAAGTTCAAGTTTTGCTGATGAAAACCATTAATGCGTTCGAATTTATCCCCGTATTTTTTTGTTAATTTATTAATTGTTGTTACAAAATTTCTATTTAAATCCAAGTTAATTTTCAATTTCATTTCTCCTTTTAAATAATTTTCTTTATATGTCCATAGATACCCATTTGCGGATTGTCTTTTACCATTACAACAGTCTGATATGTGGTATGTTCCTGTTTTAATTTGAGCATCTTTAACACTAGGGAATTCTTCGATATATACATTATCCAAAGTTAATTGAACAACGGCTCTTTTAGTGTTTGCAAAACCAAATGTATGACCCATCTTCGCTATGCTTAGTTTTTTCTTATGCTCTTCCGATAAAGTTACTCCAAAGTTATGATTATTTTCACCAAGATACTTTCCTTTCTTAGCTTTACTCATCTTTTCTTTGGTTTCATCTGTGTGCGTTTTACCATACATTGGATGCAACTTTCCACCATATTTACCTTTTCTGGCTATTCTCATTTTTTCTTTAGTTTCATTTGAATGCTTAATTCCAAAATGAGACTCACCACCTTTTGACAAGTTATATCCTAAATTTTTATTATTAGAGTCAAACTTTGCTATGAGAAATATTTCTTTCTCTATTGCTTCGTCTACAGACAATCCAGTATAAATTATATCATGTTTAATATTTTCCCAACCATGCTTCTTAATAGCATAAGTTAAATATCTGTTTCCATAATAACCACGACCTTTTCTCCATCTATCTTCTGGTATTTGACTAGTTATCCCAATATAACGCTTACCATTAGGGAAAGTATGAATGTACACACAATATTCTAACCCATCGTTAACAGTTAACCAACTCATAAAATAGTTTATTGCCCCTTTACCCAATTTATTGCATCTAAATAATTCATTGTTTCTTCTTCTACTTCTAACATTGGCATTGATTGGAAACCCTTAGAAACCATGATATCTATATCAGAACATAGTGTATATTGAATATTTTTACTATCTAGTTTAAGTTTTAATATTTTGCATTTAGGGCAATCATTTGAGTATAAAATAACCATCTAATTCCTCCGATAATTTTATTTTAATTATTTAATAAATCCTTTAAAAGATTATTTTAATGGAATTACCAAACCCTATAACTGGCCTATAGCGTGATTTTTGATTTTAGGAATTTTACTTAAATCCATCATTTCTATACTTTTTATAAGCATCAACAATTCCTTTAAAAATATAATCTTTACTTTGTTGTTCGATTGGCAATTGCTCATAAGGAACTATACAAGGATGAGTTTTCTTCTCTGCATCTTTTATCTCTCCATAAACCCAACCTGCATCTACTTTTTCTTTCATCCAACTTGCATGACTATCTGATGGTTTTGTATTATTATATAAGTGTAAATCAACTCCTGCAAGTGCAGATTGTTTTTGCCATTTAGGAGCATCATCCCAACTTAATTGTGTAAAATCTCCAATACTCTCACAGAATGCTTTATTAACCTCGTGACATATTTTAGCACAAAATTCCTTTTCCCATTTCAACATTTATTATCAACCTCCCTTTTGTTTTATATTTTATTTTATTCTATTGCCTTTGAATACGTTCATATTCTTTATCATATTTCTCCATAATTTTAGTATCATATTGCCAACCTGAAATCTCAGCACTTAAATTATTAGAAAGTACCCTTACTTCTTCCATTTCTACTTTATTTAATTCAGAGAATTTATGTAATAATCTTTTCAATTCTCTAACAATATCTAAGATATCCATATTTCCATAATCCATTGTCATCATATTTCTATCACCTCCCTTCATTACATATCCCAGTGCCTATTCTTCTTCAAAATATCAATAACCTCTCCTGCATAACTTTCATCAATATTTATAACTAAATACTGATTACTAGGTTTTTTATTAAATTTAACTCTACTTACTCTAATATTTTTAATAATTCTAGCTAAATCAATACTATCTTGCTCTGATGCATGTTTATATAAGTCATCTTGTTTTATAACTACATATTTGTGAAAGTCAATACCATGTAAAGAAATATTATTTATATAGATTATGTATCACCTTCTTTCTTAATAAGAAAATTATCAGGTGCTTGCCAATACCATTGATATTGATTAAATTCACCACAAATATTCTTGAATTTCATGTAAACTTGCTCTACATCAGGTGGTGCTAATATTCTCAAACAACTAGAAGATTTTTCACAATCAGTAAATTGACACATTGATATGTTAGCCAAAACTCAATCTTCCATCCTTTCGTTTTTAATCTTTGATTCATTATCAAATACTTCAATTGTTACCTTTTTATAATAATTCCCTTTATTTGCATCTTGATCCACAATAAATGCATAATTAACTTTATCCGTATAGTTTTTCTCATACTCTTCAAAACTACACTGAATCCAATCACCATCTCTGCCGTGTAAAATTTTAATATGTATCACCTCTTTTGATTTAGCAAGAATTTGATTAGTGATTTTAATAATCTAAGTGATCAAATCCTTGCTAAAAATATTATGATAATTATTTTATGATTTGTGTTTAGGGATTATGATTATTTAACCAATCTTTTTGTAATATGTAGTTGTATTGGTTAGATCACTTTTGCTGAACATGAAGTTTGATTTGTCTTGGGAGTTGTATTCTTGAGAAGAGCAGGTAGTCCATTGACCGTCGATTCGATTGATGAGTTTTGTGGGATTCATTTTTGTTTTCACCTCCTCTCTATGTTTATATTATAGCATGTGGGGAATTTGATGTCAAGGAAATTTTATTTATTGGTTTAATGCAATAGATTTTTAAGATGATAATAACAAACACAAAATATATAAACCCCACTACACTCATTCTTAGGCATAAACATAATTGACAAATCATATCTCAGTGCAAAACTATGTAAGCTTCCCATATATGACTTTTTATTATATTGGGTTTTATAATTATTACTATAGATGTCATCGTATGAAGAGTTTTCAATTAGTAAGTGCATTTTACCTTTGTAAAGACTTAGTTCTTTTTCGAATCTATCTCTATCATTTGAGAAATTACCGGATAACTCTTCTAAAGAACCTTTTCTCTCGATGGCAACAATTTGATCCATATACATATCGCGTGGTATATTAAGTTCATCATTCTTTGGTATATAGTATGAGAAATCAGCATAATTTAATTTCTTTACTTTATAAGGTATTTTCTTTTCATCAAAATACTTGGAAATATGACTCCATGACTGTTCACGGCTATCAACCAATATTACAATTGATTTTAAAAGTTCTTCTTTTTGTTTATCTGTATATTTATAGTAACTTAACAATTAACCACCTCATCTGTAAATTTATAAGTAATATTATTATACTTAGGTATCCAAAATTCCTTTGTTCCTTCAACCTCTTTATAGATTTTCTTTCCAGTTTCTTTATTCACTTCACCAGTTGGTTCTTTTTGAGGTTTAACATCAAAGCTCTTAACAAATAAGAAATCACCTTGATTAAACATATTTTTATGATATTGACTTGACCACATCTTGGTTTCAATAATTTCTCCATTTTTAATTCTATATACGTTAGTCTTGACAATTGATTTCATAACTTCCAAATCAGATACATAATATACATCTTCTGAATATTTTTTATCTGAATGTGTAATAATACCAAGAATTTCTTTTTGATTATCTATAATTTCTTTTATTGTCATAGGTTTAATATTTATATTATTAATGATATCCAACAATAAATCAATATTTCTAAGCTTAGTAATTTTTTTAGCATCTTTATTCTTAGGGTTAATATATCCATATTCTAAAACATAATTAAAATCTAAATTTAGTTCTGGTAATTTCTTTATTGATATTTCCTTTACCCCTTCCAGTAATTCATACCATTTGACAATTTCTAATAAATACTTTACCTCTCCAAATTGCCCAAAATAATTTAATTTAATTAGTTTATCTAATACAGTCTTATTGATTTTTGATCCTTTCAAAGCATCTAGAAATCCAAGAAAATCTTTATATTCATTTTCTCCTAATTCAAATAATGATTGTGATACTATTTCTCCGAATCCTTTAATACTTGATAAATTAGGATATATAATTTTATGAATATCATCTACATTTACTCTCCGATTGTCCTTGCCAAACTCATAGTTTCCCAATTTGTATCCATAGAATGTTAATGCTTCTTTTACAAGAGCATCAATTTTCTTTTTATTTTCTTTATCTTGATAATGGTTAATTGCTACCTCATAGAACTTAGCAGTATGATGTGCTTTAAACCATGCCTGATAAGCACTGTCACCCCCCATCGAGAGGGCATGCGGAGCATTGAAGGCGTAAAAACTAGATGCCTCGATTACATCCCATATTTTTTCAAAATTATCTAGATTACCAATAATATTTATCCAATTTTCTTTTAATTTTATTTGTAGATCATCTAATTTCTTTCCTTTCAATTTTTTCTTAGATATTGCTTTCAATACCCCATATGCTTCTCCCATAGGTAATCCCAAGTATGCTAAGAGCTTCATAATTGATTCTTGATATAACATGAAATGATAACTATCTTCTAATATTCTATCAATAGTTTCCTCTCCTGTTGTATATTTTTCTCTTGCTAAGAACGTTCCAAGAAGAGATTTAAAGCCAGGACGAATTCCAGCTATAAAAGCACTAGATTCTGCTAAAGTAGTTGGTTTATAGCGTTTTACCTTTTTAGTTGTAGATTCTTTTTCAACTTGATTGACACAGCAAGTAATACCATTTGCATATATATCCCATGTTAATTCATCTCCACTAATCATTTCTCTTAATTCATCAAAACTAGGAACTGATTTACCAATGCTCTGGAAAAATTTATGGGTTAAAGCTACACTATCTACAACAAGATAATCATTTTTAACATATCCAAATTCATCAAGATAATTTCCTTCAATACAAGCACACAAAGTACGTTTACCTGTTGTTTCTGATACTGCATTAATTAATCCTATTTTACGTCTAATATCTCCTTCCAATAACAAAAATCCACATGCATGAGATTTTAGATTTATAGTAATTCCTTGATATTCCAAACTTCCTTTATAAATTTCTAAATATTCTTCTGGAATAAAATCTTCAATGTGAATTAATTCTTTATCTTCTTCATCTGCATATTTTAGTTTGTCATTATACTGGTTGATATGTTTTGATATTTCATTTGCCACTTCTGGTTTTATATCATTTACTCCTGCGAATAGTTGCCATGCTGCTTTTTCTTTGAGTTTTTCAATTGCCATCAAAGGGTAGCAACTATGCTCCCCAATTAATTCTCTGGTTGCTTCAATAAATGGTTCTGGAGATGCAAGATTATAGTCAATATCGGGCATTTGCCCACTTAATACCCTTTCTTTTGTAAGAAATCTTTCAGGATAAATAGGAATTTCACAATTAAATCTATCAATTGTTGTGAATCCTAAAAGTTTATTAACTACATAAGATGCAGAACTTCCTCTTGATGTGGTTGTAAGAATTCCACCTTTTTCATTGACTGCTTTTGATATAATTTTGTCATTTGTTAAAAAATAGTCTACGACACCACTGTCAATAATTTCTCCTGCCTCATATACAACACCTTTCATTTTTTCAGGTGTTTTTAGAGTTTCCTTTTTATATCTTTCATTTAATATTTTTTTAAATATTTTCACACGTTCATCATATGTAGTATTTGGATATACACAAGGTATCTTAAAATGTTTATCAAATACTATTTCTTCACATTCAGTTTCAAATATAAGAGTATTCATCATAGAAGTTAATATTTGTTTATCATTTAATACCCCCTGTGTCTTAAACCTATTAAATACTTCTTTACCATTAGGAAAATCTAAATACCAACCATCTTCATCCTCATAATTAATTCCTTTATATTTTAGTATTTGATCTCTCTTGATAGAATCTTTTTCTTCAACAAAATGACTATCTAAACCACAAATTATTTGGATACCATATTTATCAGCAATTTTTAATATTTTTTGGTTTAAAATCTTCTGACTGTCAGTATTATGATTTTGAACCTCTAAAAAGAAATTATCTCCAAAATAATTGTGTATTTTCAACCATATTTCTTCTGCATCTTCATATTTCCATCCAGCCACGCAAGCAGAAGTTACAATGAAATTTTCTTTTGGAACACTTAATAAAAGTTCTAAATCAATTCTGGGTTTATAATAATAACCATCTTCATTAGCAATAGAGAGGATGTAATTTAAATCCTCTCGCCCTTCATGATTGACTGCAATGATCATCATATGACAATTGTTTCTATCTTTTTCCAGTCTATCTTTTACCCAATATACTTCTGCTGAATGTCTATATTTTAAGTTGAATTCTTGTGCTGTTTTATATACTTCGAACTGGTTGCCCTGATTTCCATGATCTCCACTAAACAAACATTTTCCATTATATTCGATTGTTTTCTTAGCATAATTTTTAATTGATTCTGGCGAGTCTGGTGTGGACGAATTTGAAAAATCTTTGTGATTATGGTAATTCTCCATATATAAGTTTTCAGCATAATCAAGAGAATTATAAGGGAAATTAAATGAAATATTTTTAATTATATCTTCAATTATATTTTTCACATAAGTCCCTCCAAAATATCTCTAGCATTTTGATAATCATTAAATACTTTATAATAAGTGCTTTTATAATCTAAATTATGATTTCTACAAAAGTCAGCAAATAATATTTTCTCATTATTATGTTCAATATAAATTCTCTTTTCTTCATTATGTAAATTTTTATTATCTGTAATTTTATATTTTATTATATCTAAATCATTAGAAATGTTTCTAAGAATAATTTTATCTATTTCTCTCGATGACCTAGCATCAAATCTTAAATATCTTATATCTTTTTGTAACTTAGAATTTAAATTGAATCTATTGTTTAATAAATTAATTGCAAATTGAGTATCATCCGAAGTATATTCTGCAATACATAATTCCCAATTTGAATTACCTCTGTAAGCATCATCCAACATCCATATTGAAAAAGAGAATTCATTCATTAGGCTTAATAAATATGTATAAGTTGTTCCTCTAAATTCTTTTAGGCAATCATGTAGTCTCGTGCAAAATCTATATGATGGTTGACACAAATATGATTTTCCATTAAAGTCACTATAACATGCTTCTTTTCTAACTGGTGGATTATTACATAAATCTTTAAGAATATTATATTTGAAATATATATAATCTTTTTGGTTTTCTGCATGGGCCTCTATAAACATTGGTTGTTCTTCTCTTCTATCTATATGACCATCACCTAACATAGATCCAATAATTAAATCCTTTTGTCTCTCACTTAATTTTTTATTTTCTTGTCTATATTCTTGAGTTATCCTATGTTTTTCTACCAACCATTTTTTCAGAACTCTTAAATTACATCCAGATTCAATTGCCATTTCTTCTTGACTTAACCCTTCAATAATATATTTTTGATAACACCAATCGTAATTTTGATATATTGCTTTAAAATTGGAACTATTTGGATATTTTGTTTCAATCCCCATACTAGCGACTTTACTATTTATAGCACTACTGGTTCTTTTATTTAATATTACAGCAATTTCTTCATAAGAAGTTATTTTATCTACTAATTCTACTAATTTATTTTCTTCTTCCTTAGTCCAATATTCTCGTTTATCTTTGATGTCTGGAGGAGAAGCATCTGTAATCTTTCCTCGAAGTCTTAATTGTAAATAATGTTTATTGCATAAATTAATTCCTTGTTGTGATTTTAAATAAAATTTACTTGCTAATTCTCTAGATATGCCACAAATACTACAATATTTAATTTCTTTCATATATCCTCCTAAATTATTTATTAATACACTTGAACATCTTTTACCATTACTTGTTTACTTCTTATAGTTGTTTTTGTTCCAAAATTATACCAAGAGTTTACACTCAAACTTCCTAATACATCTACAAACATTGATCCTTCTATATCACTAATTTCATCTTCACTGACATTGAACTTCACACACTCTAAATCTTCTGCATTGAATTTTATATGTATCTCTTTCATGATTTTGACATCTCCAACAGGCAAATCTTCAATAATAAATAATGGTTCTTTAAATCCTTGACCTGCTATGAAAGATAATCTCTGAATCTCATATAATAAATCCCATGTAATATCCTCCACATTAATAATCATGTCGGCCTCAACAACATATTCTTGTTTCATGTGTTCAAGTTCTAAGTCAATAATCTCATATATTTTATCTAGATTCTCAGGCTTAAATTCCACCCCAAATGCTCCAGAATGCCCCTCTACGCTCTCAAATAACTCTGTGCGTGATAATGCTTCCTTAAAGTCAAACTCATTCCCATATCCCCTACCACTACCTCCTAATGCACCAGTTTCTTTATCCAAACTAACGACTAGTGTTGGTCTCTGATATTTCTGAGCAACATTTTGTGCGATTAAACCATTCAGTGTTGTATTTGCTTCCAATTCAGTAACATCTACTATAATTATTTTATGATCTAAGTTGACTATGTTTTCTATTTTTTCAACAATTTCTGCTTGCAATACTTTTCTTTTGTCATTCATTCCACCACAAGTCTTAATTAAAACTTTCAATCTTTTTTCATCTTCAGTTGTGAGTATTTCTATAATATCTTCAATTTTCCCTAACCTAATAATAGAATTTATGAATGGTACTAAATAAAATGCAATTGTTGTCGCATTAGGTTTATACTCTTTCTTTAAGTGCTTTAGAATTGCTTTAAGAGACTTATCACAATTATTATGTATTTTCAGCAATCCTTTTTGGATTAATGCTCTTGTTTCTGGATCTGAAACATCCATCATATCTCCGATTAAACCAACTGCACATAAATCAATATAATTATCAGCATAAAAAGTAAGCATTTCTTCATCAATAGCTTTACAAGTCTGATAGGAAACTCCTGCACCACTGATATTTTTATTAGGATAATCATTACATTGAGGATTGACTACTATAGCATATGGATTATCTTTTTCTATATTATGATGGTCTAAAATTACAATATCCATATCTTTACTTAATTCTTTGCATTCTTCAACTGAATTACTGCTACTGTCAACAATAATTAATAAATCTAATTCTTTTGGAACATTATCTACAATTATTCCATGACCTTTATTTCTTTGATGATATATAATAATTGGACTAAGGCCACAATCACTTAAATATTTATACTTTATTGTTAGAGAAGTTACACCATCGGTATCAATATCCCCATAAATTCCCACTATTAATTTATTATTTATTGCATTTATAATTTTTTCAACTGCTAATTCCATATTGGATAGTTCCCAAGGACTATTAATATCATTATCACTGGGTTTAAGAAATCTCTCTTTATCCTTAATTCCTCTTATTTTTAAAATTTTATCAGTCATTGAATCATATTCATTATATTTTTCTTTAGGTTCTAACACCTTCCAATTTTCTTTCAACAAATCACACCCATTCTACAAAATTATTTTTTAATTCTAAAAATTTATTTTTTCCTAAGTCAGTCGGACTCATTTTTGATTCTTTAGGTAATACTTTATTTTCTCTATCTATTATATATCCAATCTTAATGTCAAAGAATTTAATCATTGATTTTACCTTCTGTATTTGATTTAATATTACTTCTTCATCTAATCCTTCATCATACCCAAACAAAATCTTTTTTGGATTAAGATTAATAATATGTATTATCTGAGGAGTGTGAATTGAATTACCTCCCAATGCTAACCCTGTATAAATTCCTATTGTATCTAATTGGAGAGCAAATTTCTCTGACTCTCCAATATATAGTTCGTCACATCCTTGCAAATATTGATAATTTTCAGTGTATCCATATAATGTCTGTGATTTAGGATGTGGAATTACTGGAAACCATTTTAGTGTATTATCTTCATCATAATCACCATTATATCTTCCAGTAATTCCTACCAATCTGCCATCGAAACTCCACCAAGGACATGTAATTCTTTGAGATATAACATCAAAACCAATATTGAATTTCTTTTGACTGTCAATTGATATTCCATCTGCAATAAATTTCATATTAAACTTATTCGCATAATGAATTAGAATATTATTATCATAGTAGTTTAAATCAATAGTTGATGACTTTTTAACTCTTATTTTGTCGTAGAAACCTCCAAATATTGATTTTCTTTTTGTATATGTTGAATATTCTATTCCTAATTCTTTTTTTACTACATTTATTACGTCTCTATAATCAACATTTTTGCTTTTAATAATAAAACTAAATAAATCACAGTTGATCCCCCTACCATAATCAGAAACATATAAATAATCATTGTTTACTAACTTTATTCTAATGGAACTTTTATTGGTATCTTCTCCTATTCCACAGCGAATCTCATGTGATTTAATTCCAATATTACTAAATCCATATTGCTCAAGAATATTTTCAATATGTTGTGGATTATTTATGAGTTTATTTTTAATTTCCATAAGCATATTGAAAATTCCTCCTTCTTAAACTCCTATCCTCCCATGCTTACATCTTGCATAAGCAGATTCTACAAATGTCCCAGTATTACCATTAAATTTGAGAAGCATTGCGATTCCTGTATCACTAGAACATTCTCCATTTCTATTTTTTTCAAAGAATAGCATTCTATATACTCCAGTTTCATCTACTGTATATTCTTCTTCACACCATTTACCTGCAATCTGTTTTCTTCTAAAAGGTCTACAAAAGTATTTTTTATTTTCCTTATCTAGTTCATCAGAAAACACTGGTCTTAATAATAATAATGTTTCAAGAATTTCCTTTATCTGTTTTGATTGAGACAGAGTAGATGCATCTAAGAATAATGTGCCAAATAATGCTTGTGCTAACTGAATATTTGCTAATCCAATTAGGTTATATTTCTTTGCTACCTTGTCTAATTCTCTTGAATCTTTAATTAGGGTTAACCAGTTCTGATCATTCTTATCATTGCTTAATTCACTTTTAAATGTATCGTATAAATATGTATCAAATCCTTGAGATAAAGCATATTGTCGTATTTTCTTTTTAACTAAACCAATATCTGCATCTGCTATTTGTATAAATTTGAAGTGAGATTTAAATTCTTCATTCCATATCTTTTGTGCTTTTTTTATGTATTCTTTATCCTCTGTGGTTAATTCGTCTTTGTTTTTCATTTTTCGTTTAGTTACTTTGAAATATTTTAATCTCTTAGCCAATATCCATGTAATAAATTGAATCTTAAACACTGTACTTTTCTGCTCATTAGTTATGATTAATATTTTTCTACCATGAAAAGCCATACTCATAAGCATCGTGACAATTAGAGTTGTCTTACCTGAACTTGAAAATCCACCCAACATGTTTAATGTTCCCTCTAAAAATCCACCCACTTGATTTGATATATATGGCAAGCACATTACATCATCACCATTTACATCTTTTCCACATACATCAAATGGTACACCACTTTCTAATCCTTCTTGTAATTCTTCAAGAAATTGGTCTGTGATCTCCAAATCTCCCTCTTCTAGAATTTTACTGCTACTTCCAGTAGACATTTTAGATAAAAGATTTTCATACCATTCGAGCACACTTTCGCTATCCATTTTTCTGAATAATTTTAATGGTATAACTTGCTTCCCTTCCTCTTCAATAGGATCTAAGAGGTTAAAACCTCCTTTATAGAGATTAAGAATTATATTCTCTCTATATAAAATATCTAAGTATGTATCCCAATTTTTATCATTAATAATATTGACTAAATTTTGAATAACATCCCAACCACCTCGCTCGATGAACGCACCCTCAATTAATTCAGAAACATTCGAAAGTATAGTGATCTCATCCAAAGAATTAAATCCCTTATTCCTAATATGTTTAAATAAACCAAAATAGAAAACAGAATCATGACATAAAAAATCTTTAGTATCTAAGTTTATTTCATCTAAAAGTAAAATATCTTTTGCTAAACATGATATAACATTACCCTCTATTGCTATTCTTCCCTTTAAAAGTTCTTCTGGATACTTATCGCAACCAGTTAAAAATCCCTCGATATTAGCCACTCAATCACTCCACTTCATCAAGGTAATCTTCTATGCTCTTTTTACGGTTTTTAGGTTTATATTTTACTCCTACCACTTCGGCATCAGATTGTTTATTGGTAACTGGAATAGAAACTATATAATCTTTCATATTATTTTTTAAAATAGTCGTAAAATATTTTATTTTTCCATATTCACTTGAAAATGACTTACTCATAAATTTTTGTAAAGCATTCATATTTTCCACAACGTATAAATTTATTTTTTCATAATCATAAACTTTAGATATTTCACTTAATTCTTTATGTAATATAGTGTTGGTTATTATATATCCAAATACATCATTAATTTTTTCTAGAAGTATTTTTCTGTTTTCTTTATCATTTATAATTTTAAGATAATCTTTTTCAGTACAGTAATATTCATTTTTATTATTCACAATAACCTTATAAGCAATATCTCTATCAATCTTATTCCCAACATGACATTTACAATTTACTAACATTGCATCACTCCTAAATAGGATAGGGAGGCCGAAACCTCCCCTTATTTTATCTAAATAGACTTAAAATTTCATTAAATACTTTGGTTGGCAAAGTTGCATCAAATTTTGTAGTACCATTTGCTTTAAGAATTGATTTAACAGATTCTTTTTGCTCATCTGTTGCCACTTTATAATAGGTAGTAATTTCTTTAATAAGTTCTTTATTTACTTCAGTATCTACCTTATCAGTATCAACAATTTCTACTTCTTTAATATCTTCCTGTCCTTTATCTTCTTCTATTTCAGCAATTATTTTATCTTCTTGTCTTTCTTTAATTACTTCAAGTTCTTCAACAGTTGATTCTCCATGAAATTTATCATGTTGCTTTTTTATAGCTGTAAGAACAGTTTCGATAAAAATTGGAGCGCTGAATTCAATTTTAGGTTCTATGTATTCAAAATGAGATTTTACGTCAATTGCATACTCTTCATCTCTAAATACAATTACTCTTTTTTCAGAAGCAATTCTCCCAACTTGTTTTTCTTTCTTACTAAAAGCATCTTTAACAGTCTCTAAGTTATTCATTTCCCTTTCAATATAAGCACACCCTACAACATTAACCTTATCTTTGATTGCTGTATAGTATTTTGCCTCTAAATTTGAAGTCAATTGTTCAAATTCAATATCAGTCATAGGATCTTTTTTATTTTTTATTTTAGTATGACCAATGAAGAAAATTCCATATCCTGCATCTCTAAGTTTAAATAAAGTTGTTACAACAATATCTAATACTTTATTTTCTCCTGCTTGAAATCCACCAAAGGCTTGTTTAATTGATTTAACACGCTTATCAATAACAACCGTAGAATTAAACATATCTAAAACTTCTTGTTCTGCTAATCTGAATACTTCATCAACTGTATCAATTGCAATTAACTTTAAGTCTTTATAGTCTTCATTTCTGTAATCAACTAGATCATCAACCATTTCAGATACGTCAGACCATGTTTTTGCTCTATCTGATAAAATATTTCCTAAATGTTTTGGTTCTGGTTCTTGACCAATTGTTAGAATCATAACTCCATCTTCACCATATAGCGTTTTACCTACCTCATAAGCAAGGGTAGTCTTACCAATTCCGGCTATCCCATTGAATAAATAACAATAATTAGCAAAATCTACCATAACTTCTTTTCTTTTTCCAACTTTTCTACGTGCCAAATTTAAAACCTCTTTCATTTATTATTTTATTTTGTTATTTTAAGAAATTGAGAATTAATAAGGAAGATCGTCATCGTCAACATCAAAAATATTTTCATCTTCATTCTTTTGTGCTTCTGCAATAACAAAATCTAAATCAGTCAAAACAGTATCTTTACGTCCTTTTGAATACCCCTTTGCAACATTAATAATTACCATTTCTTGAACTTTATCACCGTATATTTCACCACCAGTTTCTTTGCGGATCTCTTCACGAATCTCATCAAATGTGATAGCATCCATTTCTAATAATTCCTTTTGGAAGTCACTTAGCATATCCATTGTGATTTCCATTTTTTGTGATCCATCAAGTAATTTTACTTTTAACCCTAACTCTTTCCATGATTTATCCTTAACAGTGAATTGATTAATCATCATGGTATTAAATTTCTCTACTTTTTTATCAGTATCGTTTTTAGAAACATCAATAACTAAAGTAACTGGGGCAGAAATTTCTTTCTTTTGATCATTATCATAATTCCTAATAAACCCATTAATATAATATTTTTGTGTTTTCTTTAATAAACTATCGTCTAAACTATTTTTATTAAAGAATAGTGTAATTTGAGCTGTCGAAGAAGGTTCTACATCTTTCTCTGCAAAATAAATGCGATTAGGAACTAATTTTTTGTAGTATTTTCCTTGATATTCAGTGTAGAGTATATCACCAATGATTTTAAATAATTTGTCTTGAACTTTATCAGTAGGAATGATTTCATGCATATATTCTGCAAAATCTGATTCATCAATGAATTCCTTGCGTTTATTCTTACTAGTTTCTAACTCTCCTAAAACATCAGTCATTCCCAATTCAAGTAGTTCCTCTGATGTCAGTCCACTTTCATTAAGTTTTTCTGCAGCCTTTTCTAATTTATGTCTATTTCCATACTCTTCTAAGTCAATTATAAACTTTTTAAATTCTGCTACATTTTCCATAACTTCTGGTTTAAAACGATCTTTCCAAGGAATTTGGAGTTTTTCTCCTTTGATTTTTTCACCACTTTCAGATTTTCCACTCTTAGAGAATGTAAAAACTTGACCATGACCATCCTTGAAATGACCACCTTTTAATTTAAGCATGTGTCTATTAACCCCAGCTACTGCATTGAAAGCTAACTCATTAATAACCCATCCACTCTTATCAAAAAATGTAACTTTATATGGTTTAAACTTTTCTGATTCCTTTGGAATTGATAATTTACCGATAATTTCAAATGTATTACTCATATGTATTAATTCCTTCTTTCAATATTTTATTTTATTATTTATTGCACATGATCTATAAAAATATATTGAAGGAAGGTGGACTCTTATTAAATTTTATTGGCCTTCTGCATTTGCCTTTATTCTTCAACTAACCAATCCTTTCTCTAAAATATTATTTATATTTAACCACTTACTCATTATAACATACCACAACAACCATGTCAACAAATTTTATTTATTACTTCTAACAAAACTAAACCACTTAAAATTCCACTTCAATTCATTTTCTTAATGCAATCCATTTTTCCTAAGAGCATCATTAAGTTGCTTTAAGAAATATGTCGGATCATCATTCGCATCAACAGTAATATTAATTGTGATATTATTTACTACATTCTTTAACTCATTATCAGATTTATCATTCTCTACCTCATTCTCTTTCTTAACCTCCTCTACCCAATCCCATTCTTCCGGTTCATTCTCATCTAAAACATCACACACAACTCTCACACAACTATCTAGTTGCTTAATTGCTACGATGTCGTAATCGTCACCTTCGCTTGACAATTCTTCATCATAATCATTTATTGATATACAATAAGAACTATACCCTAATTGAATATCTTCTTTATTGCAGAACATTTTTCCATTCTCAATATCATCTAACAAAGCACACAAATCTCCGTCACGCATTTTGAAAAGCATTGAGCTATTTAATTGTGATTTTTTCATTTTAATATTCCCACTTTCATTTAATTATTATTTTTATTTATTTACACTATTGTATCAATACTGCCGTAATATTCTTTGCATCATACAAGTCATCAATCTCTACCCAATCAATATCTTCTCCATAATAAGGTGCTTTACCATCTTCAAATTCTTCATCTGTTACTAATACTCTAGATGTTTGCTCTGATTGTTGTCCATGGTCTGCTTCTATGTAAATAATTGCGTTGTCTGGAATATTGGATAATAATTGTTTAAGTTCTAATGTATTCATATTTCCTAACTCCTCTCTACTACTTGAAACAAAACACCATTGTCTCTTTTTGGTAATCTGAACTTATCTAAGGTATGTAAATTCTCTTGAATATAATAATACTCACTATCTTCTGCAAGAATAACTCTGAATGAATCCTTATCAAATGTGTAAAAATCTTTAAGGAATTTTACTTTTCTCATAATCCACCTCCTTTTGATAAAGTTTATAACTTATTGCATTAAACAAACGCTACAGGAGCATCCCATACAATCTCCTTCAAACCCCATTGCTTCACATTTATCAGCGTCTTTATTCATTTCCTCAGTCATTTGTTTTACAATATATCCATTTTCATGTAATAGTTTAATTGCTTCTTTAATCTTATTTTCCATAGTTTTTCACCTCCTCAATTAAAATAACTGTTTTAAATTATTTTATCAAAGATTCAATAGTTCTCTCTAATCCTAATTCTTGTCTACAATAATGTAAGAAATCTTTACTATTCATTAAACTTTGAAGTTCATTTAATGAGTAATTTTTGGTAGATGAATAACATACTACTTCTTTTGTAACATTTCTCCCTTCTGATTGCCAAAGACTTAATTCGCAATTATCAACCGCATATCTACTATTAAATAATTCGATTGCTTCTTCTTTAGATTCTGCGAATATTGGAGTAACCCATCTATATGAATGATCTTTTTCTTTGAATCTATATTTAAAGAAATATAATTTATACAGGTCATATGTAAACTTAACTGCAATAGTATAGACTTTTCCCATAATTCACCTCCTAATCCCATCAATCTAAACTTTTATAGATTAGTGTATTTCAGTTCCAAATTCACAAACACATTCATATTCGCCTTGTGTTGTATTGTCAATATGTATTGGTGCTAATGCATTCTCAAGATTATAAATATCTCCATCCTTAACTTCTTTTCCATTGACTGTCTTTAAAGGAAATTTATCAACTGCATACTTTAAATATAATGCTTTTCCAACTTTACCATAGTTATCTTTATTCAAATTTTCACCATCTTTCTAATCTATTCCTTAACAATCTCAACCTCGTCTTCATACATCCATATCCATTCATCTGTGCTATTCTTAGCAAATATATCATTATCATCCCATAATGTTTGAGACTCTTCTTCGCCTTTTAAAACGTTGGCTCATTTTACCTTTTCTTCTGATGACATATCTTTAAAATATTTTGCTTCTACTAATGATTCGACAGGGATATCTTCAATGAAATCATTGGTTAGTATTTTAACTTTCATTTTCTCACCTCGTTTCTATGTAATTTCTTTACTAAATAATTATATCATTTCACCAACCATATGTCAACATATTTTATTTTTATATTTATAAAATTTCCTCGAAAGTAATTTTCCTTACATATTCTTTAATAATCTTAACACTGATTTCAACTTTATGAATTACAAAATCTTCAGGTGAGTCCATATGCCTAAATTCATCAATCGCCTCTTCTTTAGTATTATATACCTCAACTTCCTTGAAATCATTTACTTCATATTGATTGTTATCTATGTATTTTTTACTAGACTTATTGAACACGGCATATCCCTCTTGTGTATTAATCATATTTAAATTCTCCTTTACATTTTCTTCTCCAATAATCTCAACTGTTGCATTCTTCATCTCTACAGTTATTATATTTTCTTTAATAAGCGATTCCGCTATTTTTTCTCTAAATACACTCTTTTCTAATTCAAGACAATCATCATATTCACAAGCATATTGATTATCTTGAATTTTATACCAAATTTCTATATATCATTTGTTATCAAACCCATCTTGTTGATAATTTTTGAAAGTAAATTTTAATTTATTTCCTTCTTCTATTAATTTAAAATAATCCATAATTTACTCCTCCTTTGTTAAGCATATGAAAATATCCTTTTATTGGATTATTTGATTTTAGAAACCCTTATGTAGCAAGGGTTACAGGGTTTTACTTTTATGGTTTTGCTATAATTTAACTCAATAATTCCCCACAATCTTTACATGCAATCCAACCATAAGGATGAGTTGATTCGGTATGTAAATGACGACAGCCAGTACCCTCTTTTCTACATTCACATTTATCAGATAATTGTTTAACCTTATCAAGAAACCATTTTTGAAAATCTACTGCATTGCCTTCAAAATTCATGTCTGAACTGATTCCTTTTCCGCAATACATACAATCATAAATAACTGCCATTATTTAATTCACTTCCTTTTCATTATTTATCCATGAGTGGTGGACTTTCTGATGTATTTTATGTAATTATGTCCACCACACAGATATCCTATTACTTTTTAGATTTAACACCAGAAGATAATTTATTCAATTTCTCTTCTAATTTCTTAGCATCATTTAATACTAAACTCATAGATTGCTCATCTGAAAATCCTACATTAACATAAGCATCATATTGATTCTTTTTAGCAATTGCAGTAGTGCTAAAATATTCAATATTATTCGCATAATCTTTATAGATATTGAATAATTCTTCTGCAACGCCATATAATAATGGTTTATATTGATCTACCAATTCACTTACCATTGGTTTAGCTAATTTAGGATTTGACATTACCATCTCAATTAATTTATTAAACATTATTTATTACCTCTTTCTTTTTTTAATTTATTATTATTTTCCTGATCCATCTGTAATTGGCAATTGAATCATTTGATTTCCACCCACAACTTGAGGATATGCTCCATTCCATTTCAATACAGATTGATATTTAACAAGTGTATCAGTTAAAGATGCTTGTAATAGATTATTAGCTTCTGCTTCACCTTTTGCCTTAATAACTGCTGCATCTGCTACCCCTTGAGCATCTACTCTTGCTTTATTTGCGGTAACTGTGGATTGTGATAGTTCAATTTCCATTTGTTGAAGTTTTTGTTGTGCGTCAACTTTTGCCTGAATTGCTTTCATAGTATCAGCGTCAGGACGAATTTCTCCAAAACTAAATGTTTCAACTTCTAATCCAAATGGAGTTAATTCTTTGATTAATATATCATGAATTTTATTTTGAATTTCTGAGCGTTTATTACCATATAAATCAAGAACACTATAACTAGATGTAACAGATTGTGACGCTGTTTTGACTTGTTGTTTTAAATATCCAGATTGAATGGATTCAATATCTGCACCTTTGAAGCGATTAAAAATAGCAGGTAATTTTTCTACATTCACATGATATGTAAAATAAGCGTCTACGTTTACAGGTTTTCCTTCCATAGTAGAAGTATTATATGAATCATCATTGGGTGAACCCTCAGTTGCACCTTTGGTTAACCATACGGTTTCTGTAGAAATTGGATATTCTCTAATGCTTTTCCAAGGAGCTACAATATGCCATCCTTGACTCAAAGTAATTTCTTCTAGTCCACCAGATACATTATAAACAATTCCTGCATGACCAGGATTAATTTTTGTAGTAGATGCCCCAAATCCTGCAAGCAAAACAACTGCCGATACTCCGGTAGCAATCAAACCTTTAGTGAATTTATTCATTTTAAAATTACTCATATCAATATTAATATTATTTCTCATTATTTTTAATCTCCTCTTTAATTTTATTTTCTACTTCTTCAATTTTCTGACCTATTTTTGAGTACAATGGTATTGCTAAGAATAATAATATCATAACTAATGCAATAATAGAAATTACAAGCATGTATATCATCACCACCTTTCATAATCCTTCGAAAACTACATTTGTTAGGAATTTTATTGACCAAAATCATGAAGAATTTTAGTTAAACTATCTATCGTATATAATCCACTCTCATATACATCAAATTTTTCTTTAGTTTCTAATGATTCTACACAATACTTTATATTAAATATATCTACCTGATATTGATTTATTTCATGTTCTACTGATATAATTTTTGAAACCTCTACTGGGATAAATACATTATAACTGCTCCCATCGTATTCATGCTCTCTTTTAAGCATAAATACTCTGTCCAACTCTTCAAATTTTGTATTAATCTTAATTTCCACTATACATTTCTCCTTCCCATTTAAAATCTTAATTTTCTGTGATAATATAACCATTAATTACCCCATGACGCTTATAGCATGTTTTTCGTAATTATCATCTAATAATTCTTTTTGATTGTTTTCGATTTTGTAAAGACGAACATTGTTATTATCCCAAAAACTATATTCCTTTTTCATTTCTTCAAATAATTGTCTTGCATTATTTTCGTCTAAAGTTGCTTTAATTTCTCCAATATGTCCTCTAACCCCTTCATAATTTTGAATAATTAAATATATTGTCATATTTTTCCTTCCTTTCTAACCAAATAAATGAGTCAATTTATTTTTCTAGAATATTCACTACTTTCCCATATACTTTCTTCTCTTCTTTTGCTTTTTATAAACACAATCAATTATGTATCCTCTTATATCTTGCTCTTTTGCTTTAGTTTTTCTTGCGATTTCTTTATCTGCTAAGATAATTATCCAACCTCTCTTTCATTATATATTTATTTTAGTATTTAGTCAAACTTTAATTCTTTTGCATTATTGTCAATTCCTAATTGCTCATTCAGTTTCTCATATTTCTTCATATCCTTAGTAAACCAAGAAGTATCGGTTCCTATGTAATTCTTTAACCATAAGACACAATTTTCACTTACTAGAAAGGTAAGGCATCCGTAGAGGCATAATTCTTGACTTCCTAATTTTACTTTCTTAGATAGATGATAGTTTCTAGTTAATTTTCTCTGAACCATCTCATATGTTAGATATTTATTGCCTTTTACTTTATTTGTATAGCAGTCATAGACATGATCGTGTAGGTGTAGAATTTCCATATTTATTCTCCTTTTATTTCTTGTTCAAAAACCTGTACTTCAATTTCATTGTTTTCAATATCCATACAAATATATCCTGACATTTCACGACTCTCTCCATCAATTTTAAAATGAGTAACCTTATCTATTAGCATTAATACATCTGCGACAGTTGAACTCATTAATTCTAATGTGTTTAATTCCTCAAAATCTTCTCCAATAATAATTAATTTCGCATTAGTGTTCATTAATTGTTTCCCTCCTTTTTCTCCCTTATTATTTAAGCGTCTTAAATTCTCCATCAAATTCAGTATGAAACTCTTTATATTTATCCCATGTTTTTGAATCGTAGACACGAATAATTTTAATATCTCCACCAAGCATAATTACATTTCCAGTATCATCACTAAAATTCCATCCATCAGAATGTTCTTCGCTTGTGACGAATCTATCCTTTAATTTGTAGACATCCATCATCTTACCACCAGATTGATTAATAACAATATAATCGCCTTTACTAGATACAAAACCTCCGTTCTTTGCCATACTATTCTTAAATCCTTCAAAACATCCTGTGAGTGGTAATGTTAACAATAGAGTAGATATTCCTAATACAATTAATTTCTTTTTCATTTACAAAACCTCTTCCTTTCAAATTTTTTTACTCTTAGAATGAAATGGAATTGAATTTTTATCTGATTATTCAACTTCTATTTTAAAATAATATTGTACAAATACTTGTTTTAGAATCACAGTTAGTTTCACAATCATCACACCAAGCACAACATTGATTTGGATTAGTAGTGCATAATTGCATTTTAATATCATCTTTCCAACTACAAGTTCTATTTTCTCTTAATTGAGAGCAATGACTTTGAGAGTATCTAAAAGCTTCTGATATTTGATCCATTTATTAACCCTCCTTCCCTAAAATACTTTCAAAGAAATATTTAAACTAATTATTTTAACCTCCTCAACTCTTCTTTTTGCTTGTACTAGGCTTAGATTTAACTGTAGGTGATTTAATACCAACAGATGGTTTTGTCACATTAGAAGTGCTTGTAGATGTCTTAGATTTGACTTTCTTATGCTTACTTTCACCCAAATCATCAAGATCCAAAACCTCATCTTCAAACCAACTCATTTCTTCATCATCTTGATCTTGAGATTGTTGTGTTTGAGGTTGTTTGATTTGATTAGATTTTGCTCCACAGCCCGATAATATTAGGATTGGAATAATTAATGTGGCAAGTAGTTTTTTCATTTATGTGTTTGCTCTCCTTTTTATTTATCTTTTGTCCTATGTATAGATTATACATTATTTGATTATGAATGTCAATATTTTATTTATTACTTTACACATATTCCTTCGTTAATCTTTTCACCAAGTTTACTAGCAGTTCTAATAGAATCATC